GAACGCCAAAGGGGCAAAATGGATTTTTTGATATGTACCAATACGCCACCTACGGGGACCCAGAAAAAGGGCTCCCGAAGTCGGACGAGTGGTTTTCCGTCATATATAAGGCTAGTGAAACAGGAGTCATCCCAATCTCCGAGCTGGATGCAGCGAAGTCTATTATGTCTGAGGAAGAGTATCAGCAAGAGTACGAGTGTTCGTTTTCCGCCGCACTTGTTGGAGCCTATTACGGGAAAGCCATGCAGGAAGCGGAAGATCAGGGCCGTATCACTCATGTCCCGCATGATCCTTCTGTGGTTGTTGATACTTATTGGGACCTTGGTGTTGACGATACAACAGTGATTTGGTTCCGACAAACCGTGGGAAAAGAACTCCACTGGATTGATCACTTGGAAATGTCCGGTGAAGGACTCGATTATTACGTGAAGGAGTTGAGTAAGAAGAAGTACAACTACGGAACACACTACCTTCCGCACGATGCCAACGTACGTGAGCTTGGCACAGGCACAACTCGTGTAGAAACAATGCGAAAATTGGGAATGAAGAATATTGATGTCGTTGAACGACAGGGTGTTGAAGATGGAATCAACGCTTGTCGTATGATGATTCCAATGTCTTGGTTTGACGTAGACAAATGCAAGCGCGGTATTTTGGCGCTGAAGTCTTACGAGAGAAAATGGGATTCAAAGAATAAAATTTACCAGCAGAAGCCACTGCACAATTGGGCATCGCATAGTGCGGATGCTTTTCGTACAGCGGCCACATCGCGCACCAGGAAGACAGAACAAGATAAGTTCAATCTTCCGAGACAGGCGATGAGCAGCTACGATATTTACGGAGGATAGCATGGGAAGCGCAAGACAGAAACTTGAAGACACAGCAGAAGACGTTGGCAGAGATTTGGGCACAGGAATTGAGAGCATTGGCCAGGGAAATATCGGCCAAGGCATCGATGACATTGGAGCCGCGCACCTAAACGCGTTTTCTCTGGGACAAGCTGAAAAAATGGGCATCAAAGGACGATCTGCTCTGACAAGAGAAGCAAACGCTGCCGCAGAGGGAGCCGCCGCTGACGCCCGTTCGATGTCCGACATGAAAGGCGCTGACCGACTAAACCGAATCGCGAACCGTTTGAACGAGGCTGTAAGGCTCCGTCAGAAACAACCGGGAAAAGCGCAGACACTGCTCACATCTCAGACTCCTCCGAGCGCTGAGAACCCAAACACACTGCTGACTACTGCTGCTAGGAGATAATATGTCCACTAAAAAACTTTCCGTAAAACAAATCCAGCAAAAGGTCGAGAAAATGCGCTCCGACCGGCAGCTTTGGGAAAATCACTGGCAAGAAGTGGCGGATTATATTATCCCACGAAAAAACACCATCACATCGCAAAAGTCTCCGGGCCAAAAGCGCTTGGAACAGGTGTTTGATTCCACTGGGATCATGTCCAACGAACTTTTAGCTGGCGCGCTCCATGGTCTTTTGACCAATCCAGACGCAATGTGGTTTGAACTCACCACTGGAAACTTGGGACTTGATCGTGACGACGAAGTTCGCAAGTGGCTGGAGAAAACTACCAAAGACATCCACAATGTTTTGAACAACTCAAACTTTCAGACGGAAGTACATGAGCTGTACATCGATCTTTGCGGATTCGGCACAAGCTCCATGCTCACAGAAGAAGACGACCGAGATCTCGTGCGTTTTTCTACGAAGTTCATCGGCGAGTACATGATCGATGAGAACCGCATGGGCATCGTTGATCAGATTTACCGTGAGTGGAAATGGGACGCTATGAAGTTGGTTGCTGAGTTTGGTATGGATAAAATGCCAAAGAAAGTTCAGGACAGCTACAAGAAGGCTGATGGGCAATTGTTCTGCATCATCCATGCTGTATATCCACGAGACATGGTGGACCCAAAACACAAGTCAGCGTACAAGTACATTTCTCAGTACGTACTTCCAGACGACAACATCGAACTCAGAGAAGCTGGTTTCCGAGAATTTCCGTATGTGGTCCCTCGTTGGTCAAAAGCCGCAGGAGAAAAATACGGTCGTTCACCTGGAATGAACGCGCTGCCAGAAGTAAAAACTCTCAATGAAATGACAAAGACCATGCTCATTGGCGCTCAGAAGGTGGTTGATCCACCACTCCAGTTGCCAGATGACGGTTTCATCATGCCAATCGTTACAAAACCGGGTGGCCTCAATTACTACCGCTCAGGATCTACAGACACAATCAAGCCGGTGTTCAACGACACTCGAATTGATTTCGGATACCAGGCGATGCAAGACCGCCGTCAGCGTGTACGAGAAGCGTTCTATGTAGATCAGCTCCAACTTCAGCAAGGCCCACAAATGACGGCCACCGAAGTGATGCAGCGTACAGAAGAGAAGATGCGCTTGTTGGGACCAATGCTTGGCCGCATGCAGTCTGAATTTCTCCGACCACTGATTGACCGAGTATTTGAGGTGATGGTGCGTGTTGGAAAGATCAACCCACAAGAAGTTCCTCAAGCACTGCGCGGACAGAAAGTGGATGTGAAGTACTCATCGCTCATCGCCAAGTCTCAGCGCCTGTCAGAAGGCCAAAACATTTTGCGCGCTATGCAAGCGGTCACTCCGTTTGTCAACGCAGACCCAACGGTCCTCGACAACATCAACGGTGACCAAGCGTTCCGAGCAATCGCGAACATTTATGGTTTGCCACAAGAAATCATCAACGATAAAAAACAAGTAGCAGATAAACGAAAAGCCCGTGCCGATGCCCAAGCCCAAGCGCTTGAGGCGGAAGCACAAAAAGGGCAGATAGATACAGCAGCGACCGTCACAAAAACGATGGCGGATGCGCAGAAAGTAATAGGCTAAGATGGCTCAGAAAAGAGAAGTGTCATTGGCGAAGCGTAACGTCGCTCGCCTTGACGCGTACAAAACAGTTTTCTCCGGCCCGGCTGGTGAGGCGGTACTGTATGATTTGATGTCAAATCATCATGTTCTTTCCTCGACCTTTGATGGGAACGTCCGCAACACTATTTTCAAAGAGGGCGAGCGAAACGTCGTTCTCCGAATATTAAAGGTCCTGAATATGGATGTGGCCGCAATAAAAGAAAGGATAAAACAAAATGAGTCTGCGATTATTGATGAATAACTTTCATCTAAAACAAGAGGAAGCTGGTGATGGACAAGGTGGAGGAGGATCTCTACTTACTAATAACACAGGAGGGAGCGGATCTTCAGCTGCCCAAGGGGGCGCGGGTGGTCAGTCTGGTGCAAATTCGCAAAACGCGGCCTCGGCTACTGGAGATAAAGGTGGCGGTGCCCAAGGGGGCCAAGCTAGTGATTGGCGATCCACGCTACCTGCTGAGTTACGAGAAGATCCTGCACTCAAAACCATCCATGACGTACAAGGTTTAGCCAAGAGCTACCTGCATGCTCAACGCATGGTGGGCGCAGACAAGATTTCTGTCCCAGGAAAACATGCCACCGAAGACGACTGGAAACAGGCGTTCACAAAACTGGGGCTTCCAGCAGATCTGAAGGACTATGCTTTGGATATGAAAGAGTCTCCGTCCCTCGATAAAAAATTCATCGAAGATTTCAAGAAGTCTGCCCACGAAGCAGGGGTTCTGCCAAAACAGGCCCAGAAGCTCGCTAGCTGGTTTGAAAAGACCAACGGTGAAGCAGAGGCAGCCGTGAAGGCGCAGATCGCCCAGAAGGCAGCTGCGGACCTCAAGGGCCTCGAGAATGAGTGGGGCGCTGCGTACAAGCAAAACCTGGCGAAAGCTGGACAAGTGCTTCGCGAAGTGAACGACCCAGAACTCAACAAGTACCTGGATGATACCGGGCTTGGAAATGATCCACGGCTCATTAAGATGTTCCACAAGATCTCTGACAAGTTCATGAAAGAGGATGCAGTGGTAGAGGGAGCTATGTCCGATGGACGTGCTTTTACTCCGGCAGGGGCGCAGAAAGAGATTTCTCGCATCATGGCCGACACAGCTGGACCATACTATAACGCGCAGCATCCTGGGCATAAAGCCGCAGTTGCTGAGATGAATGAGCTTTTTGCTCAGGCAAACGGAAAAAAATAGTTTGACATGCGTCAATATGCCCCGTGACAATCATAGTCACGGGGAGCATTGCCACACGGTAATGTCCGGTCATGCTACTCAAAGGCTACGATTTGAGACGCGAATCCTCCAACGAGGGCAATTCCACAGAAACAATTCACTAAAACGAAATTAAAACCATGGAGGTTTTATGTCTTCACAAATTACGCAAGCGTTTGTGGATCAGTTTGGTGCTAACGTGTTTCACCTCTCTCAACAGAAGGGTTCACGTCTTAAGCCAGCAGTCCGCAATGAAACACAAACAGGTGAGTCTCAGTTTTTTGATCGCATCGGCTCAGTAGCCGCTGTTAAAAAAGCTGGCCGCCACAGTTCCACTCCGCAACTCGATACACCACACTCACGACGTATGGTGACTCTCGAGGACTACGAATGGGCAGATTTGATCGACAAAGAGGACAAAGTCCGAATGTTGAATGACCCTGCTTCCGAGTACGTCATGGCGGCTATGTGGGCACTTGGTCGTTCAATGGACGACGAGATCATCGCAGCTTCAGTAGGCAATGCTTACTCAGGCCAAAAAGGAACAACTGCGGTTGCTCACCCAAATTCTCAAAAATATGCAGCCAATGACGGCGCTGCTCATTCAAATTTGAATGTGCGCACTCTTCGCGCAGTGAAACGCAAAATGGACGAAGCAGAAGTTGATCCTTCTGAAAAGCGTTACATCGCGTGCCACGCATCACAAATCGAGGCTCTCTTGGGCCAGACTGAAGTAACTTCTGCTGACTACAACACCGTTAAGGCGTTGGTTCAGGGCGAAGTCAACACGTACATGGGTTTCGAATTCATCCGAATTCAGCGAATCCCTGTTCAGGTTGCAGCGCTTTCTGGATCAGTGACTACTGGTGCGGTTGGTGCGGGTGCTTCGCTTGTGGGTTTCCGCAAGTGTTTTGCTTGGAGTCAAATGGGTCTTTTGCTTTCAGTCGGTCAGTCTATCATGGCTCGCATTAGCGAACGTGACGACAAGTCGTACTCAAAACAAGCGTATGCTTGCATGAGTGTTGGCGCTACCCGAATGGAAGAAGAGAAGGTCGTAGAGATTCTCTGCAAAGAGACTTAAAAACTGGGGCGGGGTAACACTCGCCCTAAAACTTGGAGGAAAATATGGCTACATTATACGGAGATCAATACCAGGATGCTTATGTCGATAAGCCATCCACAAAAATCGGAATTGGCGATGTTAACGGAAACGTTATGCGCCAATACTTTGAGTACACCATCACGGCTGCACCAACAGCCAATGATGTAATCAAAGTCGGCAAAATCCCTAAAGGTGCCCGCGTGTACGGAGCTGGCTTGAAATTCCC